CGAAGGCGCTTTACTTGATAACACAACTGCAAGTAATAATACTGCTGTTGGTCAAACTGCAATGCGCTTTAACACTACAGGTGCTAGCAATGTTGCTATGGGTAAAAATGCTTTATACGCAAACACCACCGCAGACAACAACGCCGCTTTTGGTTCTTTAACTCTTACCTCAAACACAACAGGAAGTGAAAACACAGGAATAGGCGCTGCTGCTTTAAACGGAAACACAACAGGCGATAATCTCGTAGCCGTCGGTCACGCGGCTTTAGTAGCAAATACCACAGGCTCACACAACACGGCCATAGGAAAGAGTGCAGGCTCTACTGTAACGACAGGAAGCGGTAATATTCTTATCGGAGGAGTAAACTCAGCAGGCACTACTGCCCCTGTTGTCTCACTTGTTGCTCATAACAACCGTATAGCTCTAGGATCATCGGCTGTTACCACGGCCTACGTTAAAGTGGCGTGGACTGTAACCTCAGATGCTAGAGATAAGAACAACTTTACTGAAGTACCTCATGGGCTAGAGTTTATTAAACAATTAAACCCCACAGCTTATGAGTTTAGGTTAGACAGGTCTGGAGAGGAAACAGATAGTATTGTCCGTTATGGTTTTAAAGCCCAAGACATTCTAGCTCTGGAAGGTGATGCCCCAGTAATAATTGACAACGAAGACTCAGACAACCTCCGCTTCAAAGAGTCAAACTTAGTGGCGGTACTAACTAAAGCTATGCAAGAACTGTCTGCTCAAGTAGATACACTCACCGCAAGACTAGAAACCTTAGAAGGATAAAGACAATGGAAGAACGTACTACAGAACAACTCGCACAAGACTACTCAGCAATGGGTGACAGCGTAGCAGTAATCACAGACATCATCGCAGGAAACTCTATGGCTGATGAGTCTGCCGAAGAACGCCAAGGCTGTGTAGATAGAAACACTCAGCACCTAGAGTTAATGGTTGCCAAGGACGATTGGGGCAGTGAAGACATGACCGCATGTGATGCAGCAATTGTTGCAGGCAACGGTTACACCGCATCGTGAGTATGCTACTAGACCTGTATGTGCTTGCTACTTCACTGGTGTCTATTGCCAGTGTTGTATGCAACTACACAGACACCCCGAAAGACGATGAGTTTGTTGCAAAAGCCTATAAGGTTTTGGAGCAGTTCGCTTTCCTAAGCAACAAAGCTAAACAGTAACTTAACAGGAGATTTAACATGGGCGAGAAAAAAACAACTCCCATATCGATCAACGATAAAGAATACACTTTTGAAGATATGACCGACCAGCAGCAAGCGATGGTTAACCACTGTAATGACTTAGACAGAAAAATTAAGTCCACCCAGTTTAACCTTGACCAATTGTCAGTAGGTAAAGACGCATTTATTAATATGCTAGTCGCTGACCTTGAGAAAGAAGCTGAGTAAGTGAAACTGGTTTTCGCATTGATCGTTATGGTTAACGGTACGATTGATGCGGAGACCATTAGCTATTGGCACGACTTAAACCGATGCAAGTATTTTGCAGATAGTTTAACGACTGCGCCTGTAAAGGCTTATTGTGTTCCTAAATTCAAAGACCCGGCAAAAGTAGAGGTTCACACATAATGATAGCTGAAATCGCTGCTGCTAATGCGGCATTTGGGGTTTTGAAGCAGGCTCTCAGCTCAGGCAAAGAGCTATATGACTGTGCAAGTGCAGCCACACAATTTTTTGATAACAAAAGTGTTATTGCTAAACGAGTAGCAGAAAAAGGACAATCGGACCTCCAGGCGTTTATGGCGCTTGAGAAGATTAAAGAACAGGAAGTTTGGCTTAAAGAATATATGATTTATTGTGGTCGTGCCGATATGTTTCAAGATTGGCTTGCTTTCCAATCTGAATGCAGAAAGGAAAGGGAAAAAAAGGAAAGATTAAGGAAAGCAAAAAAAGCTGCAAATTTAAAAATGGCTTTTCAATTCATTACGATTATTGGTATAGCTGCAGCAGTAGTACCAGTAATTATTTACATAATCATGTTAATAGCGGGTAACTAATGGCTACTGTATCTGAGGCTTTGTTGAAACTAGATGCGCACGAGCGTGAATGTCTTCAGCGCATGAAATCAATTGATGAAAAATTTGACAATATAGAAAAAAGACTTGATGAAGGCTCAGTAAGATTCAATAAATCAGAAATGATGTTACGGGGTATGTATCCATTAATTATTGGATTGTATTGTTTAGATAAGGTTCTCTAATGAATATTTTAAGCGCAGTTATTGGTCCAGTCGCAGATTTAGCTAAAGGATATTTATCCAACAAGGCTGAAGAGAAGCAAGCCAAGCATCAAGCCAAAATGTCGGTTATTGAAAATGATGCAGACTGGGAATCAAAAATGGCTGCAGCATCTAAGGATTCTTGGAAAGATGAATTTTGGACTATAGTGTTATCTATCCCGGTGTTTATGGTTGGCTATGCAATAGCGGCTAATGATGTGACCATAATACATAGAGTATCAACCGGGTTTGAAGCGTTAGAAAAATTACCAGAGTGGTATCAATATCTTTTGTTCATTGCCATCAGTAGTTCGTTTGGCATTCGCGGGGCAGGCAAAATAATGGGAATGAGAAAATAATATGGCGTACATTAGCGTAGATATTCCTGCTGGCATTTTTAAGCATGGTACAGATTTAGACTCTGTTGGCCGGTGGCGAGATGCTAACTTAATACGGTGGCAAAATGGCTCTGTAAGACCTGTTGGCGGATGGACCTCACGAAGAGCAAGCGCATTCACTTACGCCCCTAGAGGAGCTATAACGTGGGCAGATAACAGCGCAGATGTGCATATTGGCGCCGGTACTTACGAGAAACTGTACCATGTAAACAAGATCGGCACTGTAACTGATATAACCCCAGCAGGGTTTACGTCTGGAGATTTAAATGCCGACTCTAACTTAGGTTATGGCGGGTCTTTTTATGGAACTTCTTCATACAGCACTGAGCGACCCAATGACGGCGTTCCAGAGGAGGCTACATCTTGGTCAATGGACACCTGGGGTCAATACTTAATCGCCTGCTCTTCAAAGGACGGTAAAATTTACGAGTGGCAGTTAAGTGTAGGCGCTAATGCGGCTGCAATCTCAAATGCACCTGTAAACAATAAGGCTGTTGTTGTTACTGAGGAAAGATTTATATTTGCCCTGGCGGCAGGTGGAAACCCCAGGCTGGTAAAATGGTGTGACCGAGAAGATAACACTGACTGGACGCCAACAGCAGTTAACCAGGCTGGTGACTTAGAATTGCAGACTTCTGGTGAAATTATGTGTGGCTTGCGAGTTCGTGGCAGCACATTAATTCTAACTACACTCGATGCGCATGTTGCAACCTACAATGGTCCACCAACAGTTTACGGATTCCAGCGTGTCGGCACATCTTGCGGAACTATATCCCGACAGGCTGCTGTTGCAATAGACGAGGGCGCCTTCTGGATGGGTTCTAAGGGATTTTTTCACTTTAATGGATCATCCGTACAAGAAATGCCTTGCGAGGTCTTAGATCACGTTTTTACCAACATTAACAACGCACAGAAAAGCAAAGCGTTTGCGGTAAATAACTCTCAATTTGGTGAGATATGGTGGTTCTACCCAAGCGGCAGCTCGCTTGAAAATGATCGTTATGTATCGTTTAACTACAAAGAGGGCTACTGGAATATTGGTGAGCTGGCTCGAAGCTCTGGCGTAGACGCCGGAACATTCTCTAGCCCTATATTCTTTGACACTGGCGGTAACATATTTAATCACGAGACTGGCTACTCTCACGGGTCAAGTACAGCGTTCTTGGAAAGCGGTCCAATATCTATTGGCGCGGGCGACCAGATAGCTAAGGTAAATGAGATTATTCCCGATGAGCTTGTACAGGGTGAGGTTTCTCTTACGTTTAAGACTAGATTCTACCCTAACGACTCTGAGGTCAGTCACGGTCCATTCACTATGGCTAACCCGACAGGCGCTAGGTTTAGTGGTCGCCAGGTTCGTATGCGTATTGAGGGTACTGAGCTTAAAGATTGGCGGGCAGGTAAAATGCGACTTAATGTTACTCCTGGCGGTAGACGATGAGCTTAGCTGAGAACCCGCCACCTCCACTAGGACCTGACTGGAAGCCTTGGGGTGAGCGATTAGCAAGTTTTTTGGCTAGGACAAAGTCTAAGCTGGCTTATTATATTGCAGGTGAGTCAGCCTCTGAGGACGGCGTTATATTGTGGGATAGGACTGGTTACCCGGTAATATCTAAGAACGGCGTGTACCGTCAAATTGTATTGGCAGATGGGTATGGT